TGCCACCACCTCCACCGCCCGGGCCTGAACAGGCAATGGCAATGGCAGATATGGAGGCGACGGTTCGCGGCAAGGTTGCAAAGGCGGTCAAGGATGAAACGGACGCACAAGCTAAGATGGCCTCGTTGGAACTGGACGCCAGCGCGCTGGAATTGGAGCAAGGCAAGGCCGAACTCGAAGCGCTGAAGGTTGGTATGGGGATGGCTGATGCAGCTTGACGCCAAAGACTTCGCGGAATGGTTCGACCTACCAATGACGCAATACGTCATGGCGGCGATGCAGGCCCTTGCAGAGCGTGAGATGCAAGCGTGGCAGGGGCAGGCATGGGAGGGCAACCTTGACCCTCTAGCGCTTCACACGGCCCGCGCACGGGTCGAGGTCAGCAACACCTTCACCGGCAACACTTTCGATGATTGGAAGGCTATCAATGATCCCGAAGCTTGAAGACTGCAAACCCGGACTGCGCCCGATGGGTTATAACGTGCTGGTCGCTGTTGATGTGGTCGAGGAAAAGACCGCAGGCGGCATTATCCTGCCCGGCAAACACACCGAACGCGAAAGCAGCGCATCGGAAAAGGGCCGCGTTGTCGCAGTGTCGCAGATGGCATTCACGGGCGGCGATTGGGTTGGCGTTAATGACTTGCCCAAGGCTGGCGATCTGGTGCGTTTCCAGCGCTACGCGGGCGGTGGTGAACCTGTCGAACTGGCTGACGGCAACAAATATCGCATCATCGCGGATGCAGACTTGAAGGGGGTTTACGATGAGCGGACGTGATATTTCAGCGGCGGATTATGCCGTCGCAGTGACGCCTAGCGATAGCACTGTGTTTCAGTACCCGCGCGCGATCTACGTTGGTGTGTCTGGCGATGTGGCTGTGGTCCTGCGAGGCAAGACCGGCGCAGTGACGTTTAAGGCTGTCCCCGCTGGCATCCTTCCCATTCGTCCGGTGCAGGTTCTCTCAACCGGCACAACCGCAACCGACATTCTAGCGCTTTACTAAGTTTTCCCCACAGTGGGGATCGGTGGCCCGCCTTATGGGCAAGAGTGAGTGTCTATGGACCTTGAACAGAATGCATCGTCGGGAGACGAAGCGATTGAAGCGGTAGAGGTTGAAGCAACCGAAGCCGTCGAAGTTGAACAGGCCGAGCCGGTAACGGTTGAAGGCCTAGCCGGTGAAATGGGCTGGCGACCGAAAGAGGACTGGAAAGGCGATCCCGACAAGTGGAAGCCTGCACACGAATACATGCGCGCCACGGTCGATGTTAACCGCAAGCTTGGCAACCGCCTGAAGGGTGTTGAAGACCAGCTTGCCCGCGTGGCCCGTACATCGGTTTCGATCACAGAACGCGAAGTCGCCAAAGAGCGCGAGCGACTGATGCAGGAGCGTGAAGAAGCGTTTGACGCTGGTGATCGTGACGCATTCCAAAAAGCGGAACGTGAACTTGCCAAGGTTGCAACTGTAGCGCCGCCAACGGTTCCAGACGAGACACACTCATTCATCGAACGCAACGCTAACTGGTTCCAAAAGGATCAAGAAGCGACGGCATGGGCGATCAATCGCACCAATGAACTTGCAGCAACCGGCCTCGGCCATGCGCGCCAGTTGGCTATCGTTGAACGTGAAGCAAAACAGATGTTTCCGGAGTTCTTTGAGGCTGAAAAGCCCAAGCCAAAAGCGGCACCGCTGAACACTCCAGGTACTCGCGCGGCAGTATCTGCCAAGAAGGGTTTCGCGTCACTTCCTGCCGATGCGCAGAAGGCCGCACTCGATTTTGAGGCCAAGCGCGGAATTAATCGCGAGGAATACGCAAAAATCTATTACGAGGAGAATTAATGTGCTAGAAGGCACTTCAGAAACCCGCCGTCCGGGACGTCCAAAGCGTGACGAAACGACGAACACCGAGCGCCGCCGTAGATCGGGTGGCATTGCGTCAAAGCTAACCATCCCGCCTGAAGTCCTTAAAGCTTTCCCCGATATGGAGTTTCGGTGGGGCCGCGATGACGGGGACCGGATGCAGCGCCTGACGCAACATGACGATTGGGACAAAGTTCCCGGCGTCGAGCCTATTCATGGCGGTAAAGGTGTGGACGGTAAGGGGATGCAACAGCACCTCCTGATGAAACCGAAAGCGTTTATGGAAGCGGATCGGGCCGAAAAGTTGGCCGCTATCGATGACCGAACCAAAGCGCAATTTGCCAGACCTACCGCCGATCAAGGGACTGGTGCGGATGGCCTTTATTCCGTGCCGGGTAACAAACTCACGGAGGTCTAAATGCCTTTTGGTCTTACACCCGTCCGCTACAAAAGCGGCGCACCGTACAACGGAGCAGCTAACCTGTATTCCGTTGCAGCTGGCGAAACCAATAACATCTTTATTGGCGACCCAGTTCTTATCTCTGGCACTGGCGATGCTGCTGGTATTCCCGGCGTTGTCCGCGCGGCTGCTGGTGATCGCATGACCGGCGTTGTGGTTGGCTTCGGTCAATTCGACGGCGCTTCGGCAGGCTCAACCACGGCAATCAATCGCGGCTATCGCACGGCTTCGACGGCAGACTATCTGCTTGTTGCTGACGATCCAGCATTGCTGTTCGCGGTTGAAGAAGATGCCGTTGGCGGCGCTCTGGCAACCACCGATATTGGCAACAACGCCGATCTCGTTGGCGGCACTGGCAGCACCGTAACACGGCGTTCGGGCTACATGCTCGATAGCTCCACCAAGGTGACCACGACTGCTCAAGTCCGCATTTGGGGCTTTGATCAGACCATCGGCAACACCATCGGCGGCACTGGCCCTGTTTGGCTCGTTTCGATTGTCGAAGCGACTGAAACACCATCTGCTGGCACCACCGGCGTCTAAGGAGGACGGAACATGACAATTACTCGTTCAAACCACCCGTCGAACCTTTGGCCCGGTATTAAGGCGCTCTTCGGCAACTCGTACAAAGCCTATGGCAAGCCCTTCGAAGACTATTTTCAGATGGAAATGTCGGACAAGGCCTACGAGGAATACATGGAAGCAACGGGCTTTGGCCTTGCGGCTCCCAAGCCTGAAGGTGCATCGATCGGTTACGACAACGATTCCGAAGGTTACAAGACGCGTCTTACCAACGTGACTTATGGCCTTGGTTACATTGTCACCCGCGAAGCACTGGACGACGGCCAATACAAGACCATCTCCGAGCGCCGCGCTCCTGAACTGGCGCGTTCGATGAACTCGACCAAGGCAATTGTTCACGCAAACGTGCTGAACCGTGGCTTTTCGGGTTCGTATCTCGGCGGCGATGGTGTGGCGCTGTTCTCGGCTTCGCACCCTACGCTTTCGGGCAACCAGTCCAACCTCTTGACCGCTGCCGATCTTTCGGAAGCTGGTCTTGAAGCTGCGACCACGGCTATCCAGACCATGAAGAACGCACGGGGCCACATCCTTGGTGCGCAGCCCATGACGCTGGTTATCCACCCATCTGAAATGTTCAATGCATCGCGCATTCTGGACAGCGAACTTCAGTCGGGCGCCAAGACTGACACCACGAGCACAAACAATGTGAACGTGCTGAAGGCCAAGGGGTTGATCGGCAAAGTTGTGATCGATCCTTACCTGACTGATGCGGATGCCTGGTTCCTGACCACGGACATTCCGTATGGTCTGGTAAGCCAGCAACGTCGTGCCTTGGAATTTACCAAGGATAACGACTTCGACACCGAGAACGCCAAAGCCAAGGCGACCGAGCGCTATGCCGCCGGTTGGATTGACTGGCGCGGGGTGTACGGCAGCGCAGGGGCATAAAAACCCAAGGAAGGCCCACCGCCTTATAAAGGGTGGGCACTCTTTCCACGGGGGCCGCAATGACAGGTAATTCCTACATCGCTGGCGGGGCATATGGCTGCTGTGACCGGTGTGGCTTTCAGAAGCGCCTGAAGTCACTGCGTAAGGAGTGGACCGGCTTGATGGTTTGCAGCCCTTGCTACGATCCCCGCCCTGATGAAATGACACCGCCGCGCGTCAAGGCTGAAGGCGTTCCATTGCCGAATGCCCGCCCTGACAACCAAAACGCGGCCTATGTCGAGATAACGGCGGATGATTTATGACCACCAGCGGCACCACGGCATTTAGCACAACGGCGCGCGACTTCGTAAAGAACGCATTGCTTGAAAACGGCATCATTGCTTTTGGGGATGATCCGGAAGCCGAAGAAATGACCGCTTGCCTGTTCCGCTTGAACGCCATGCTGAAAACATGGGGTGCGCGCGGGCTTGGCTGGAAGCAGGAAGTTTACACAGCATCGGGTACGGCTGACACAGCTTCGATCACGTTGCCGGTCTACGTGCGTGAAGTGAACGGCGCGCGATATGTTGAAAGCGCCACGAATGAGCGCGCCATGAGCCGCTTTGAACGCGACGATTACACTGTGCTGCCGAACAAGGCGGCATCGGGAACGCCAACGATTTTCAACGTCGAACAGAACGCGGGCGCGTTGGTGTTGAATGTCTGGCCTGTGCCTACGGCTGACTTCACGCTTAGCCTCGATATTGACCGCGCGCTTGATACTGTGACGGACGCAAGCGAAACCATCGACATCCCAGAGGAATGGACCGAATGCGTGATGTCCAATCTTGCGCTGCGATGCTGCAATATCTTTGGTGTTTCGCCAACGGCGGAGTTGAAGGAAGTAGCGCAACTTAGTGAGCGTGAAATGTTCGACGCATACCGGCCTGCATCCTACTTCATGGGCGCGATGTAATGCCCAATATTGAGTTTGCCACATCGTCATATGAACGCGGGCGCGGTGATCTGCCACCGCTTTCTGTAACGAATATGGTGCTGGAGCAAGCGCCAACGGAAAAGACCGGCAAGGCACTGCAAAGCCGTATGGCTGTCATCGACCGTGGCGAGAATATGGGGTCGGGGCCGGTCGCTGCGATATTCCGTAAAGATGGGGTGCAGTCGGGCGATCTGTTCGGCGTCTCCAATGGCAACCTGTACCGCGTCACAGCCTCGCTAGGCGCTGTCCCCGGCTTTGGGCCTGTATCCATCGCGGGTAATGAAGGTGGCGTTATGGTGGCCGCTGGTGACGCTCTGCGGTATTATAACGGCACCACGCTTGAAGATGTGGCATTCCCTGACAGCGCGCCGGTTACAAAGGTTCTTGCAGGCGCTGGGCGTTTCATCGCGCTTCGGGCTGACACGGGCAAATTCTACTGGACGCCAGTTCTTGCCAGCACGGTTGATCCACTCGACTTTGCAACGGCTGAAAACCAGCCTGACAACCTCAAGGATGCGTTGTTTATTGATGACGTGCTTTGGCTGTTTGGCACCGAAACGGTTGAGCCTTGGCCGAATACGAGCGATGCTGATTTACCATTTCAGCCGCTTGAAGGGCGCGTTATCGAAAAGGGCATTCGTGCCACGGGTTGCGCGGCGGCTATCGGTTCGACGTTCGCATGGGTCACAAACGAAAATCAGGTGTGTCTAAGCGACGAAAACAACATCATATCGAACAACGGCTTGCAAGAGCGGATTGAAGCCAGCGCTTCGGTTAGCTTGTTTGCGTTTGTGATGGGTGGGAATGAGTTTCTCTGCCTTCAGCTCGACACTGAAACGCAAGTCTACCAACCGCGCACCGGACAATGGTCGGAATGGAAAACCTATGGCCAAGAACGTTGGGCGGTAGGGTGCTTTTCGGGCGGCGTGATGGGGTCAAATATCGATGGCCGCACACTGACATTCGGCGCGGGGCATGTTGATCTAGGCAGGCAGATGGAGCGGTTGTGGTCTGCCGGCATGCCGATGGATGGCGGGGCGGCGCGTATCAGCAATGTGGTCGCTCGCGTGAACATCGGGCAAACTCCATTCCTTACCGGCGATTATGTCGATCCGGTTATTGAAATGCGGACTTCACGCGATGGCGGCAAGACTTGGGGGGAATGGCGGCGCAAGTCGCTAGGGCGTCAAGGGGATTGGCGGCAAGAGGTGCGCTGGCGTGGTATTGGATTGGCGGGCCGTCCGTCGTTCCTTGCGCAATTCCGCGTTACCGATCCAGTCGATATACGCGTTTCTGGTGTATTAATTAATGAGCTAGGCGGTGGGCGGCAATGATAACCCCCACCATCGTCAACCTTGCACGGCTGCAACGTCAAAAGGCGTATTTTGACCGTGAAGGCTATCCGACGGCGCAAATGCAAATCCATTGGCAGAAGACAATGGAAGCGATTGAAGCTGCTTTTGCCAGCATAAACGAGACAATAACCGAGATTACAGCCACGCAAGACGGGTTAGCAGATGCGCAGGCGGCGTTAGAAGTCACGCAAACCGATCTGGCGGCGGCACAGGCCGATCTGGTGGCAACGCAAGCCACACTAACCACGGCTGTTGCGGATATTGCGGCGGCGCAGGCGGATATCATTACGGTGCAAGATGATGTTACCGGCCTGCAAACAACTATCCCGGTGCTTGCTAGTGGCACTTACACACCGACGCTAACTAACGATTCCAATGTGGCGGCTTCAACTGCCTACACATGCTGTTATTTGCGGGTTGGCTCGGTG